GTACTGCTCAGAGTCACTTGACCTAGCTCGTATAAATAGTAGTTTAGGAATAGATTATGAATACAGCGAGTCGGAAGGCGAAGGGTAGACGCCTACAACAACAATTTATGAAGCTTCTTATTGAGAAGCTTGACATTGATCCAGAAGATTAAGAATCACGAAGTATGGGCGCTGGTGGGGAAGACCTCATCATGTCAAAGGCAGCTCGTACTAAATTTCCCTATTCAGTAGAGTGTAAAAATCAAGAGCGATTGAATATTTGGTCAGCTTGGGAACAAGCAGAATCAAATAAAGGTATCTATGAACCTATTGTGGTTATTAAAAAGAATAAACAAAGACCTTTAGTAGTTTTAGATGCAGAAAACTTTTTAGATATGATAAAGAATTTCAATGATTGAATATATGTTTTATATTCCTTTATTCCATTATCATATAGAAGATTGGAGTAATGTTAAGTTAAAATTATTAGAAGCTCTAGAGTATATTCCAAAGTCTGATCCAAATAGACCCACAGGTCAACCTGCATCTAAAGAATTTTTAGAGATAATAAAACAACCTATAGATAATTTTATAGCAGATATGAATTTACAAATTGAAGATGTTGATTTTAATATGTGGTGGCAATGTTATCAACAGAATGAAGGGCATCGTCCTCATGCACATGGAGAAGCTAATTTTGGTTCTACTTTATTTTTAGATTTTGTTTCAGAAGAACACCCACCAACAAGATTTTATGCTCCATTTAATAATTTTTTAACGGGGAATGTTTTAGAATATGAAAAAGATGTTAAAGAAGGTGATATTATATTTTTTCCTGGAGGTATAATGCATGAATCGCCTACTAATAAAAGTTTAATACCAAAGAAAATAATAGCAATGAATTTAAATGTTCCTAAGCTAGTAGAAAAAATAAGAGGAGAAGGTCTTTGAAAGATGATTTAATGATGACACCACTAGAAGCTGATATATACAAGTCAGGTATGTTTATTATGATGGACTCTATAGATATGTCCACTTGTAAAGACGCTATTGAATTTATATTAAAACAAAGTTGTGAAAAGAAAAAACAAAAACGATTACAATTTTTGATATGTAGTGAAGGTGGAGATATGAATGCTGCTTTTGCTTTAATAGATGTTATGAAAGCATCAAAGATACCTATTCATACAGTAGGTTTGGGTATGGTAGCTTCAGCTGGACTATTAATATTCATGTCGGGTGTTAATAGAATTTTAACACCTAATACATCTATCTTATCACATCAATGGTCTTGGGGAGCTTTTGGAAAAGAACATGAGTTGTTTGCCCAAATGAAAGAGTATGAATTAGTTTCAGAAAGAATGATGGCGCATTATAAAAAATGTACTGGTCAAGATGAAGCCAAAATTAGAAAGTTTTTATTGCCGCCTGAAGATATTTGGTTATCAGCAAAAGAAGCAAGAAAATTAGGAGTTTGTGATTCAGTTAAGACGGTATACTAATAAATATTAGTATGAAAACTTTAATGTTAAAATGGTGGTTGTTTGTATGCTCATGTGGAGTAGGAATCACCATAGTCAATTATTTGGGATTTTTTGAAGTTCTTTTTAAAAAGGACCCAACACGCTTGAGTTTCCTTATATTGTTTATATTTGGATTAACAACTATTTGGATAGGAAAAAGAATATACAATATAATTAAAGAGCAAAATAAACCCAAAACAGAATTACTACAGGATTTTGATATAGGTTGGTTCATAGCAGAATCTTGTTTAGTATTAGGTCTTATAGGTACAGTAGCAGGATTTATAATCATGCTGGGTACGGCGTTTGTTGATATTGATGTAACTTCAATTGATTCTATGCAGAAAGCTCTTTCTCAAATGTCTATAGGGATGTCCGCAGCGCTTTATACTACACTTATGGGACTATTAAGCTCATTGGGTATTAAATTACAGTTAGTAAACATAGGGCGCACAATTGATAAACTTTAACAGATACGCTTCTCCTACTGCCTTTACAGATTTACTTTTTAATATAGTTATTGGTGTAGCTTTCATGTTTATGTTGGCTTTTCTGTTAATTAATCCAGTAGCAAAGAAACAAGATATAGAATCTAAAGCAGATTTTTTAATTATATTAACTTGGAGTACAGAATCAGTTAATGACATAGATTTATGGATGAGAGACCCAATTGGTAATTTAATGTCGTTTAGAAATAAAGATAAAGGGTTAATGCATTTGGATAGAGATGACCTTGGAGCAAGAAACGATAGAGTTAAACAACCTGATGGTACAGTAAAATATATTCGTATGAATAGAGAGATTGCTGCTTTACGAGGAACTTTAGAAGGTTGGTATATTGTTAATATACATTCTTATAGAAAACGAGATGCACCAACACCAGTTAAAGGTGTGGTGGAATTAATACAAGTTAATCCTTATAAAATGATAGCAATACAGGAATTTGTAATACAATTACAAGGTAAAGAATTGACAATTTGGCAATTTCAAATGAATGATGAAAGTAAAATTGTAGATATTAATAATGAGCCATTTCCTTTGGTAAATGTTGACCGCACAACTCAAGGTGGTTGGGATGTAACACCATTGGAAGAATCTGGTATTTCTCCTGATGTGGAACAAGATTCTCGTTGGTTTGAGAAGTGGGGTTGGTAATGATATATATACTTTACATAAGTTTATTAGTCATATCATTTGTTTCTTTATGGGTAATAATAAGTCAGAAAGGAAATTATATATTTAAGGCTATTTTTATTCCTGCTTTATTTTTAGTAGTTATGTCTACTTGGTATACATATAATAGCATAATGGGATTTGCTACAGTACAAAACCCTCCAGAGGTTGTTAAGTATCTATCACATATATCAGATAAGCAGCATGGGTGGATATATTTAACAATATTGAATTACGATAAAAAAGAACCAAGAATGTATAAGTTGCCTTGGAATGAAGAATTAGAAAAAGAACTTGATAAAACAAGACAAGGACAACAACAGGGTGTTATAAAATATGGTAAAATGAGAAAAGAACCTAATGCTACTGATGAAAATAATCAAGGTAAATGGCTATGGTATGATATGCCGCCTAGTGAAGTAATGCCAAAAAACTATGAAGGAGATAATGAAATGGAAACAAGTGATGTTGGGGTTGAATTGATAAAAAAGTTTGAAGGTAAACGACAGGTTGCCTATCAGGACTCCGCTGGAGTATGGACTATTGGTTATGGTCATACAAAGGGAGTTTATGAAGGACAGTTATGTATTGAAAAAACTTGTGATAGATATCTTGCTGAAGATATACAAGAGGTTGAGGAGTATATAGAGAAGTTAGTAAAAGTTCCTTTGACACAAAATCAGTTTGATGCTCTTGTAGCATGGACTTTTAATTTAGGACCTACTAATCTTAATGAAAGTACTATGCTAAGAAAATTAAATGAAGGTGATTATGATGCAGTGCCTTATGAAATGAAACGATGGAATAAAGCTGGTGGTGAAGTATTAGAAGGTTTGGTTCGCAGACGAGCAGCTGAAGCTCAATTATTTATTGGTTGACATAAGCTATAATATATGTTAGTATGGAATATATGCGAATAGTTAAAAGAAATTATAGAGGTAAGGAAATAAGTGTAGTATATGATTGTCCTTGTGATAGATGTAACAAACATAATTACTGCAAAACAAATAAAATGTATTGTTCAGCGTTTACTGAATATGTAAACAATGGATGGTTTAAAGTAATAAATCTACAACGAAGGTTGAAAAAATTATGACAATGGTGAAGAAAAAACATCGCAATGAGAGTTTTGAATCTCTTATGAGGCGCTTTAAAAAACAATATGAAAAAAGTGATGTTCTTAATGAAGTAAAGAAAAGAGAATACCATGAAAAGAAAAGTTTAGCTAATAGGAGAGCCAGAGAGATGGCTGTGAAAAAAGAACAAAAGAGGCAGGAGGATCAATTTATTAAAAGACCTCCTGTGTGATAATGAATATTCAGTTGTACCTAGAAACAAAATATAATGAGTCTGCATTTAAAATTCTAAAATTATTAGATGATAATAAAATAGAATTTTCTGTATTGACTTTTAATAATGATGATATGAATAAAGTTTCATCATTAATTGGTGAGAAAGTTAGGAGACTTCCTCAAGTGGTCGTTGATGGCAAACGTATAGGTGGATATTATGATTTGATGGAGTTTCTTATGAATATGAAAGTTATAAATTATAAAGGTGTAAAAAATGATATTGATTGATTTTACCCAAATAGCTTTGGGTTCATTAATGGTCGCTTTAAATAGAGGTGAGCAATTAGATGAAAATTTAGTTCGGCATATATGTCTTAATAATTTAAGATATTATCGTACTAGATTTAAAGAAGAATTTGGAGAATTAATTATTTGTTGTGACAGTAAACATTACTGGCGTCGAGATTATTTTCCAAATTATAAAGCTAATAGAAAAAAAGATAGAGCAGATTCTCCATATGATTGGGATGTTATTTTTGAATGTTTAAATAAAATTAGAGATGAGTTGAAAGAAAATTTTCCTTATAAAGTTTTAAATGTTTATGGATGTGAAGCAGATGATATTATTGCTACATTAATAAAGACAGGTAAACTTGATAAGAATACATTAATAGTATCGTCTGATAAAGATTTTATACAATTGCATAGCATTTATGTAAGTCAATATAGTCCAGTATCTAAAAAAATGATTAATGGAAAAGATCCAGTAGGTTATTTACGAGAACATATTATTCGAGGAGATAGAAGCGACGGTGTGCCTAATGTTATGTCGGCAGATGATACCTTTGTTAGTGATAAAAGACAAAAGCCAATACGAAAGGCTACAGTGAGCAATCTTATGGAAGCTATGAATAAATGGGAACCAGAACAACTTTTCCAATTGGCAAAATGTTCAAGAGATACTTGGGTTCGTAATTGGCAACGTAATGAAAGATTAATAGACTTGGGTAAAATACCTACAGATATTATGAAAAGTGTAAATAAAGAATTTAATGAAGTGAAAATTGCTGATAGAAGCAAGTTATTTAATTATTTTTTAGATAACAAATTAGATAAATTAATGGATACAATAGGAGATTTTTGAAATGGTAGATGAAACATATAGACCTTTGGTACATGAAATATTTACAAAGGTTAATAACGCTAAGGTAAAATCAAAAAAGATAGCAGTATTAAAACAATACGATTCTAATGGATTAAGGAGATTGCTTAAAGCAGCATTTGATCCATCAATTAGTTTTATGTTGCCTGAAGGTGATGTTCCTTATGTTCCTAATGAAGCACCAGAAGGCACAGAACATACTCGTTTGGAACAAGAAGCCCGAACTCTTGGAAATTATGTTCAAAAAACCATTAATGATGAAGTTATCCCAGGCAATAGAAACATCAATACAATGAAAAGAGAAATGTTGTTTATTCAATTGCTTGAGGGATTATGTGCTGGTGAAGCTAAAGCTCTTTTACATATTAAGAATAAGACTTTGAATAAAGAGTATCAGGGATTGAATGCAGCTAATGTAAGAGCTGCTTTTGATTGGAATGAAAATTTCATGCAAGATGGACAAACTTGAGAAAAAATCTTTAATTCTAGCATCTAGGGATAATATTTTAGATGATCCTGATGAGTATGTTGAAATAAGTAAACAACAAACTTATTGGTCTAAAGAAACTCATCCTGATGATATTGGATATTTTCCAGGTATCAGAACCTTGATGTTTCATGAATGGAGTCAAGAGTTATTTCAAAAAACTATGGAACAATTAGAACCAGTTTATAATGAATTTGGTTTAGAATTTTTTTATGGTACACATAGCTACTCTTTTAGTAAATTAAAAAAAGATTCTCCTCAGATAATGCATAGAGATAGTCAAAATGTAAATGAAGATGAAATTTGTTTTTCTGGGGTAGTCTATTTAAATCCGAATCCAATTGATCCAGGTCAAAGTGGTACCCATTTTATTTTAGATAATAAATTGAAGAAGATAAATAATAAATATAATAGATTAGTATTTTATGGTGCGAATATTACACATTCTCCAGGACCAGCTTGGGGCGAAACTTGGGAAGATGATTGTAGATTAACTTTAACCATATCATCAACTTGGAATAAAAAGGATTTAAAACTATAATGGCTGTTTATAAAGATATAAAAAATATATATATTTCACAAACGGATATAGATAATTTAGGTCGAACAGAAAATTTACAGAATCTAAAATTACTAGCATTTAAATTTGCCGCTGCTAATGAATTATCAGATTATGCTATGGTAGATGGTTATCTTGATGCTTATGAAGATGCAACAGGTGTTGATACTGGCGGTTCTACTGATGAAATTCTAAATACTACTAGTAATTATTACTCTGGTGCTCAAGATGGTAATTATTTTGGTGATGGTTCATTGGGAGATGTTACATTTGGTGCATCATCTATTACTCAAGCAAATGATTCAACAGCTATAGATACTGTTTTGTCTACAGGTTCAGAATCAGGTGGGCCGGGGAGTAGTTCTTATGGTGGTAGTGTTCCTAACTCCAGTGCGTGTTATGAA